TTCCTTCAATCAAATTGTCGAGTGTAAGCAGTAACGTTGTCATTTGTATAATTTATTTTGTTGATGTATATCTTTAGTATATTTAGTATTTGAATCGTATTCGTAATCAATTTTAATTTTTATTTTTAGATTCCATAATAATTATATATATGTTATTATATAATGTCTAAGGTCGTTGATTGTGAACAAAGATTTACCGAAGAAGTAAATGAAGCAGAGAACGTAGAGAAAGTAGAACAATTAGAAAAGGAGGAAGGTGAAGTGAAAGTAGAACAAGTAGAAACAAAGGAAGACGAAAAGAAGGTCCCACTATCATTTGTAGAAAAAATACTACAATTTTTGATAAAATATTTAGGATGTTCAAATAAACGTGCAGATGTCATCATTTCTGCCAATAAACCGGTAGAAATGGAAACTAATAAAAACGACGAATCTATTGCTGCTGCCATCTAGATAAAATTTATGATTTACTAAAATAAATGCTAATAAATCATAATACAATTACTGGTCAAAATTATATTTTTGAAAATCAAATTTAGAAAAGGCTTCTTTTTGCGCCTTACGTTGTTTCTCTCTCTTTGATTTCTCTAATACCGCAATTGCGGCGGACAATTCAGCTTCGCTGACAACCCCATCTTCGTTCGTATCAATTAACTTGTGTAGAACTCTATAACGATGAGGGACAACGCACAAGGGATGTTCTTCGTTGAACAAGTATTCAGATAAAATGGTAAATACGGCAGTTAAACCTAGAGCGGTATAAATATCACGAGTACCCATCCATGCCATCGCAAATACTAAGAGTTGTTTACTGACGGACCATTTCATATACTCTTCGGTTGATTTGCTAAATTGAATCGTAATAAATTTTGAGCCAACGTTCAGAAGAATCATAATTACGCCGGCAAAAAACTTGCTGTTATTTAAATACATAATATGATGATTCAAATATGAAACACTATTCGTTAAGGGGGTAAAAATAGATGTTTTTCCGCCAAATTGAAATGGCATGTTCTGATTGCCAGGACTTGTATTGACAGGATTTGTATTGTTACTTTGACTTACCTTATTTGTTTGATTATTGGACATTACTAAAATAACATATTATTATTTTTTTTACAATTTTATAGAATGCCAAATTTTCTAAACAAATTAGAAATGTTTGTGGATGCCTTATTGTAGAACCCTTCCCCTACGATACGTGTATTTCGAACAATGGGACGATAAAACGCGCGTATTTTTGGGGTAAAATGCTCTACACTTTGTAATGTATTAAAATACGCAAACCCAATAATAATGAGCCACATCAAACAAATATATAGCAATTGCTTCATATATATTTGTTGGTAAATATTTTTACGCCAGAATTGTAATTTACTCCTTTACGCTATATCTAAAATGATGCATACGAGCTATTAAATGCTGATTTATCCGTTGGCTCTACATCATCGTCGTTTTGTTTGCGAGCGCTAGAGAAGACAGGTACTTCGCTGGAGCGTTTTCCTCTTAACATGGTACCTTCTCTATCAATTATATTAAACCCTTCACGACCAACAAAGCTTTCTTTTTCTGCTTTAGGAGCTTTCTCTGCTTTCTCTGCCTTAGGAGCTTTCTCTGCTTTCTCCGCTTTAGGAGCTTTCTCGGCTTTAGGAGCAGTAAAACCTTCCATTAACCCTATACTACTATGATTAAACATAATGATAATAAACAAAACGGCAACAACTCCAAAAATTTTATGGATATAACTTATTCCTAAAATAAAAAGAATTAATAAAGCTCGTCCTAAAGCAGTATCTATTAAAAAATGAAAGACTCTGGACTGACTCAATAAAACAACCAGAAGCAAAGTAGCAACGGCCCCCATATTATGTTTACTAACCAACTTAAAGTTCATATATAAAATAGTCTTATATAATTTTTTTCCTATTTTTTTATTTTCAGACTCTTTTACAAATTATTATCTAAATTTTTAATAAGAGAATGTCTTTAGCAATGTTTGCAGCCCCATTTGATGAAAATATAGAATCATATAACAATCATTCAGATAATAATATAATAAATAAAAAACGACGCGCGCATAATAGAACACAAAAAATGCATACCAAAGAAAATTTCGACACAAATAAAGTGAATTCTGTTTTAGAAAAAATTCACAACAATTTAGACAATGACGATGATGACGATAATGGCGCCTTTAATCCGCCACCGAAAGCCGAATCAGCAGGTGTTCAAAAAACCATCCCTAAAAAACCAGACCAAGAAAATATGATGAATATGACTTCCAATAATGACGTAATGTTTAGAACATTAGGAAGAGCGCCCCAACCAAATTTTGAAGCTAGTGATAATTTGGATTTAAATGATTACAGCAATTATGGTGATGCTAAAACAAACGATGAATATTATAAACGTGTTATACCAGGATACGCACCTCAAAAAAACATGGCGAATAAATCATATTATAACCAAGTGAACTATAACACCCTTGATACATCATCTAGCCCAGATATTCTATTACAGAAGTTAAATTATATGATAACACTTTTGGAAGACCAACAAGACGAGAGAACCAACAATGTAACAGAAGAAGTGGTTTTATATTCCTTTTTAGGAATTTTCATTATTTTTATTGCGGATTCCTTTGTGAGAGCAGGTAAATATGTCCGTTAACTAAAAAATTTTATATTTATTCGGTGTAAAATAAATATAATATAAAAGGATTTAAACCAAAGTTATTATTATACTATAATAACTCGATGGTAAAATATATTATAGTGCATAATAAACACGAAGGTTGTTATGATTTTCAATATTTCGAAGATGAAACAGCCAAAATTCGTTTAACCTCTATAACCATAAATCCGCCCAAAATTTTTATGTTTAATAACAAAGACCAAGCGCAAGATTTTTTTGAAGAATATATAAATGATGTAGATAATTTAGATACCAGATGTAAAAAAGGTGAGGATGTGGAGCATATTGAATATTGCACATGTGGAATTATTGAAGTAGACGAAGAAGAAAACCCGGTCTTATTTTATAATAAAAGAAATCAAATATTTTTATTGGAGCATGGACCAGAAATATTTGTTCCTCCGCATGAGATAAAAGAGGATATGAAAACGTTGAATTTAACAAACCAATTGTTACGCAAATCAAGGAGATTAAATAAAGAACAGAGAAAAAAATACGCTGAATTAGGTAAATTTTGCCAGAAATGCGCAAACAGTGAAGATGATGAGCCAGAGAAAAGCGATAAAAGCGATGGTGGCGATAACCAAAAATAAATCCACCTTTGGGAAAGGTGGTTTTGGCTCCACCTTTTCTAAAGGTGGATAAATACTTTGTTCGACTGAAAAGTTGGATAGCCAAAATTATAAAAAAAATATGCAGTAGGGCTTACAATCAACGGTTTCGTCCGCTCTTTTATATTATTTATAAAAATATAATTATCTGAAATGTCTTCAATGGCTGCAAAGCCAAAATAATTTTCAGCGGCAATTTTCCAAAAACTTATTTTGAATCCCTGTATAAAGATGTCATCATCCGTATTAGATATAGACGCATAACAACTCAACACTTCCATACCCTTTTCAACTTGCACACACGATTTTCTAAAAAAATACGCACAAATAATAGTATCATCCACGATAATCGTATAAATAAAAATATTTTTGGTCTTGATGAGTTCAATAATATTTGTAACTTCAGTATGAATAACAATGTCAAATTTCTTACTATGTTCTCTTATAAAACTAAACAAAAAGTGAAAATTCTGCGCATTGATTTCCAGTAATTTATATTCGCCAGAAAGTTCAACGGGTTTTGTCCACGTAGTCACCGGAAACCCATACGTCGAATAAACACACAATGGTATAATTCCAGTCAATTCGTCTTCTCTCTTAAATATGGAAACCACAATGTCTTTATTTACGTGTCGTTGATTGTAGTGATGTGTTTGTATCAATTGGGGTGCAATACGTTTCTTCCTATGAAACTTGTCCACACATAAATAATCTACATAATAAGCACAAAATTTCGCTTCTTTATCACCATTATTGATTACCACATATACAGGTCTACTGGTCATCGCCCCTACCACCTTTTTCTCGGTAACGCTAGTGCCTTTTTTTAAGTCCATGAGTATATTGTCTTCATTATAAAAAGAAACAAACGTTTTATCATTATGTCCTGTTAAATAGGGAACAATGTTTTCGGACAGCGGTGAAAAAATATTGTCGTTGTTTTGTAAATAATGGTTTCGAATTAAACTTACGAACCGCTGTATTTGAAATGACGTAAGCTCGGCGAATACAATGGTTTCTATATTTTTAAAATTGGTGTATTTGTTTTTTTCAGGCAAATAATCGTTTATGATGCCAGGTGATTTTAACATATAACCGAAATCGTAAATGTGAAATACTGGTTGCATGACCCAAAACCCGTATTTACATTTAATATAAATATAAATGATGAATATGATAAGTACTCCGAAAAATAATATGTATGATAGATGTTCTAACATATCATACACATTGGTTTTAATTTGCCCTGCTAAACTCATTGTTAAAGGGTGGAAAATGATTCATAATCATTCGTGTTTACAGTAATATCTTTTTACGCTGTTTTCGAAAATTTTGACCGCTTCTTTTTTATTCATGAATTGACCGATGTCTACCTTTTTACCTTCCAAATCCTTATAATGCGTAAAGAAATATTTGATTTTCTCTTTCGTATATGAATTGATATCGCTTATATCATTATATAATGAATATGCGGGGTCGACCTTTTTTGCTGGACACATGATTAGTTTGGGGTCATCGCCTTTGTCATCGTGCGTTTCTAAACAACCCAACATTTTACAATTGATATAACATCCAGGAACTAATTCATCGTCCATGATAACCACCACGTCAATAGGGTCACCATCCGCGCTTAACGTATTGGGAATAAAACCATAATTGAATATATATTTGAATGGGGTATGTAAAACTCTATCGCAAATGAGCGCTTTTTTCTCTTTATCATATTCGTATTTGATATGGCTGTTTTTTGAAATTTCAATAAAAACGTCGCTGGTAAACTCAGGTTCAGACCCCGCTGCCACCATAGACGCGCCTACTTTTAAAAATACACTCGACGGTAATTCTTCCATGAATATACAATAATGTAGTCATTTGTTTATGTCTTTTGTTTTCTTTTTATTTATTGTCTTTTGCTCCACTTTTTCTAAAAATGGATTTATTGTCTTTTGCTCCACTGTTTCTAAAAGTGGATTTATTGTCTTTTGCTCCACTGTTTCTAAAAGTGGAAAAGTGGATTTATTGTCTTTTGCTCCACTTTTTCTAAAAGTGGATAAAAAATCTAGGCATAATATATGAGTTCGGTATTTGCCACCAAACAAAATAAAAAAGCCAACGAAAACCAACATGATACTATGAATGAAGAAGACGAAGACTATAATGTAGACCGTTTTCTAATCCCCTTCGCAATAAAAAATAAAGAACATATGGTGAATGCGATTCAAATAAACGTAAATGATACCAATGAAAAATTCACGCCACACTATAACCCAAGTATACACCAAGTATTATCGTATATAGAAGAATACTGTAATATTTTGCAACAAAACGGAAAACAATGTTTCAACCAACAACAAATCAAACAAAAAGTTGAAAGCTTTTTTGAAGACGATGAGAACTGGGCTTTAGCAAATAGTAAATCCAGAGATGTCATATTAAAAAAAATACTAAG